CAGATCCCCCTGGACTCTGTGGCGGCATACGGCCAGCACCAGATGAACCTGGCGGACGACCCCAGCAAGCACAAGGAAATGCAGGTCTGGGACTACGAGGCCAAAGAGAAGAAAACCGTGGCCTGCATCACGGTCTACCACTCGGCCAAGGATGGGCAGTTCGACGACGACGGCTGGTTTGGCAACATCAACCCGGTGAAGCACACCCCGCCCGCTGTAGCCGCCCAGGCCGCCAGCAACGACATCCCGTTCTGATGGCCGGCCCAGAGCTGCAAGCTTTCCGCAAGCTCGACAGGCTGGGTCTGATCCTGGAGGGCGAGTTCTACTCGCCTTCTAAGGCTGACCAGTCGCACTACACCGAACTGCTAAAGGCCGCCGAAGGGATTACTCGCCGTCCAGTAAGGAAGCCGCGCAGGTTAGTTTCGCGTCCATCTCGGCCATCTCCAAAACCGCCTGCTTCAGCAGCTGCTGATAGTGGTAATTCTGCCTAGTCATCGCTGCGCAAAGGCTCTGCAATGTGTCTAGGTCCGTGCATTTCTCAACCTGCCGGACCTGTTTCTCTAGGCGCAGTTCCTCTTCAATCGTGAGCTTTGAAGTCATCCAATCGTTCCAGCTCATTGGATTTCTCCAGCGATTGCAGGATCTGCTTTTCAGAAGCGTATGGCCTCCTAGCCTCTATGTAATCGTGGACGGCAGGAAATAACCACTTATGCACCGGGAGGCAATACTCCCAGTTTTCTGGCACCGTCACGCAACCAATGACAGCGGTGGACCAAAAAGCGGTCAGGTAGGAGCTAACGCTCAGCAGGCTCATACGTCAGAAACCAGGATCGCCCATCCCGTCATCTTGCCCTCAAGCTGCCAGCGCTGATCAAACGCAGCCCGAGGGATCCTGATGTTCTTGCCTAGGGCCCTGGTTTCATGCTCGCCTAGTTCTAGGTTGGGGATCCCATAAGGGTCGTGCATGATCCAGAAGCTGTCTGGCGAATAGATCCCTTCGTAGCCAGTAATGACGGACCAGTGGCCGCATGTCGCGCTGCCGCAATGTGGCCTGTCAATCGGTCCGCGGTGAATCCAGCCCACAAGAACAGGGCGGCCGCTCGCTATCTCGTGCTCGACCATGTAGCGGTCTGCATCCATGCGGAACTCAACCTCTAGGCCCAAACTCCTTAGCGCCTTGACGTGGGCATGTATCGAGGTGGTGTCGCCAAAGCGTTCGCGCACCTGCTTGTACTCGTCGTAAAAGTCCACCTTCCCGTAGGTGGCGGCAATCATCGCCGCGGCCGCTGTTAAGCACTGCCTGTGGCCGTCACCGTCGGGATCGTCGAGCTGATGGAAGTAAGGCACAAAGGCCCGCTGGGAAATGCCGGAAGCTTTCCAAGCCTCAAACCAAGCCGCGTCGTCAGCCAGCAAATCCTTCGGGATGCTGTCTTCCAGTTCCTTGATGGCCGCCTGCTGGTGAGGCGTATCCCGAAAAAATTGGAAGAAAGGAAGCAGGGCGAGGCTCATGGCTAAACCGATTTCCTTAATCAAGCGGACCCCTTGGGCTTATTTCTCAACGCGGCTTGTAGGGAAAAGGTTCTTGGCGACGTAGTCACAGATCTGATCGTCAACCGTGTTGTCTGTGGACTTCGCGTAGGCCCTCAGGAGATCCATCACCAGGCGCTTGACTGCGTCGGATTGGAAGAACCGTAGAAGTATGGGCCGAATCAAAAACAACATGGCCTGAGCGAATCGCTACCGTGTCAGCGTAGCCAAGGTGTCCATGGCCGATCCGAACGAGCACCAGGAAAAAGAGCACGTCTCGATTGCCGACCTTGTGAAATGCGCCGTGCTCGCCTGGAGTGCAACGCTGCTCACAATCAGCTATCTGGGACTCTTCCCGCAAATGAAGATGGACAATACTTTTGTGGCCAGCCTGTTGACAGGGGCGATGGGATCTTTTGGCCTGAACGTGAGAAGCAACAACGGCAACGGCAACAGCAATACACCGAAAAAAGAACCTTCTAAGATCGAGGCAAAACCACCAACAAAATGAAAAGGCTGCTAATTCTTGCCGCTTTCTTGGTGTTCCCCGCAACAGCCAAGGCGGACCTGGCCCACAAGATCACTAGCTCCATCAGCCTGCAGGTGGGCGGGGCCATGACCACCGCCGAGCGCATTGGCAGCAGCTTCAGCATCTCCGGCACCAACATCGACACCACCGACGGCACCACGGCAGACGCTGTTTCGGCTGGCACGATCACCAGCGGCGTCTACAACCCTGGGACGATCACGGCTACCCAGGACACTGCAGGCGATGCCTTCTCCTTCAGCCAGACCTACACCCAGGCCGACGCGGTCCCGACCTCTGCAGTGACCACGGGCGACGCCCCCAACTTTGGCAGTGTCGTCAGCACCTCGGCAGGCACCGCTGGAACCCTGGCCGGCACCATTGCAAGCGATGGAGTCATCACGGTTACGGCCGGTGGGGCCAACACCCTCGCCGTGGGCCAAGTGGTTCAGGAAGTCACCATCCGATGAGATGGCTTGCTTTGTTGCTGCTGTTGGCGCCAGCAGCTCAAGCGGTCCCTGTGATTCCTGCCTTCAAGCAAGGAACCCTTACCAGCCACCAGGAGCTGACGTCGGTCGTAACCGAGACCATCGTCAGCGAGACCTACTCGACCGGGTTTGAATACACCGCCAGTGGCGTCAACGTCCAGCCCGATGGCCCAGTCAATCCAGCCTCAACCTCAACAATTAACGGATGGACGGATCTAGGAAGCCGGCCCAACTGGTCCATCGTCAACCCAGGCGAGGCGTTCCAGTTCGTCGAAAGTTTGAAATCTCCTGGCCTTTCAAACGTGACGACAATTCAGCGCGTCACCGAGATCACCAGCATCACGGACACCGTCTCTTCCTTCTCGGAATAATCCTTTGCGCTCCGGCGCACGCCGAAGGGATCGGGGGCATCTCGGCTACGGCAAGCCCGTCAGCCACTTCGACCGGGTCAGTGCAGAACAGCGCAGTCCAGATCCTGCAAGGAACGGCGATCACCAACACCTACGGCTCGGGCATCCAATGCCAGGGGCCAACCCTGACGGCGACGCCATACCTGAACCGCACCAAGTCCTGGCAGTTCCCGTTCGAGCCCAGCTACCGAGATCCGGTATATGACCTCCGGGACCTAGACGAGGATGGGAGCCTGGACAACCCCGGCGACGTCTACTTCTTCAAGGACACCAGAACGGGCCAGAAAGACAGCCACAACTGGAACGTGGGTTTGTCCCTCCAGGCCACCTGGCCGCTCGACAAGGGCCTGCAGGACCGCTGCAAAAAAGCAGTGGACACCCATCTCAAACTGCAGGAGCAGATCCTGGCCAACAAACGCCTGGACTTTGAGTTGAGCCGCGCCCGTGTCTGCTCCGAGTTGCTAGCCAAAGGCGTTCGCTTCGCCAGCTGGAGCCCCTACAAAAAGGTTTGCGCCGACATTGTCATCAACCATCCCGTGCCTCACACGCACAAGATTCCGCCGCCTACTTCCGCAAAGCCCGCTGCGCCTGCTGCCGTTGAAAAACGCTCTGCGGCTTCACCTTGAGGCCGATTGATTTCTGGATTTTCGTCATTACCTTCTTTACCGTGGGCTTGATTAACTTCAGCAGGAACGGCGTCGCCAGGCCGGCACTGACGCCAATCACCGACGACACCGCCACCGTGGTGGCCTGCGGGATGGTGGGCAATGCTTCCACAATCTGCTGCGCCAATGGGGCCGCTGGCTTTTCTTCTAAAGGCTTAGGTGTAAGCGGTAGCTCTGGCTTTTTTATTGGCGGCGCCTCAGGAGTCAGCTCAGGCGGCTCGCTTTTTGTCTTGGGCGGCACCACGCGGATTAACGGCGCCTCAGGCGGCACGTCCATCGGCTCGAACGCCGGCATGTTGATCACCGGGACGCCCAGCTCAAGCGTGACCGGTGGCACCTGAGGCAGAGCAATGCTGGGCTCCCTCAGCAGAACCTCAATCTCGCCAACCTTTATTTCAGGGATTTCACCCATGAAGACCGAATGCTTCGTAGTTGGCTCTGAACTGTTTATACAGCGACACCGCCACAGAGAGGGGCCGCCAATCGTTTATGTCGTGCGTTCAGGTAAATGCTGCCAGCCATTCTTCGACGCCAAAAGCGCACTGCGTTTCATCAAATGGCCCAAGGGCACCCCAACGGGTGACGCCATCCGCGAATGGTTTGCATCGTTCGACGACGCCGCGGCCACCAGGCCAGAGCTGAACATGGAGCAGGTGAAGAAGGAAGGCTTCGGCCCAGAGGCCCACGATGAAGATCAAACCGCCAACACCAAAATGGTGACCTAGGTCAGGGCATCCGCGGCACGCCAGGGATTGCCGGGCCGGTTTCGCTTGGCATTCCAGGAATAGCTCCCTCGATGCCCTCGTTGACTTTGTCGAACAGAACGGTGGTGAGCCGCAGCTCCACCTCGCTAATCGCCTTCTTCGCCATGGCTGGACCCCTGGTTGCCACAAGACCCATCACGGCCGTATTGGCTATTGCCAGAAAGAAGCCGCCGACGGCCAGAGCATTAAAGACTTTTTGCATGGCAAGAAAACCCCCCCCGGCTGGTGTGAGAAAACCGAGGGGGAGTGCGTCATTCTCCGCGAACAGAGCTTACTTGAATTTATATTTGCCGCCTAGCTTCAAGCCGTAGCCGGTGTCCAGGCCGTCGTACTTGGCCAGGGAAACCTCGCCGTAGACGTCAAACGCGCTGCTGACGGGAGCAGTGATCGAGGTTTTAGCGGAGAAACCCACCTCAGCTTCGCCGCCCTGGGGCAGGAGCACCGAAGGGCCCGCCTGGATCGACCATCCGCCGTTCTCGTAGCCAATATGGCCATCTAGAACAGACCCGCCGTAGGTAGTGCCGGCCCAGCCGCCATTCCACTCGGGGTTAATGAAGAAGGCTTCGCCCGCGAGGGCAGGAGTGGCCAGCGCAGCAATGGAAGCGGCGGCACCACTCGCAATCAGAGCCTTGAACATGTGTGTAGAGGCTATTTTCCCTGGCCACGGTATTTCTTTTTTCCTCTTTTTGCACGGGAGTTTGTGCCATTTCCTTGGGTGGTCCGCTTTGGTTTGCCTGGCTGAAACTCAACAGCCGTCGGGGATCCTTTAGCCCGTGCCATTAGCCACCCATATTGAGCAGGACTTGAGCGCTGATCCTAGTTGTGCTCTCGACGTAATACACCAGCAAATCCGTCTTTGACGCAGTAGTCGTCAGCGTTGGAGCGGTCCCCGAGGGAAACTTCCAAGTCGAATGAAACGACAATGTGCGGCTTCCGGTGCTGTCCTGCGTTATGGCAATCGCTCCGCTTTGACCAGCAACAGCGTTGGACGGAGAGCCCAACGTCGCGTTAGAACTCAACGCAATGCTGAAATTATTAGAGGCAGCCAAGTCCGCGGTATACGTTCCTTGAGCAACACTCAAGGCAGTAACAGCACCCCGCTGCGCCTTGGTGAAAGTCTGAGCCTTGGAGGTTGCTGCTAACGGAAAACCACCAGCGGTGCTGCCGTCATGGACAACGGCTACATCTTTGTCAGTGTCAACGGTGATCTCGCCAGCCGCACCAGTGAAACTTGAGTGCTGACTTGTCGTCCCGCGTCGGAACTGTACGGCTGTTGGCATTAGCTCAGTGCTCCGTAGTCAAACGTAGTGTCCGAAGCGCTCGTAATCAAGCCATAGTCTAAGGCGGTATTGGCAATCACTTGCCATGCGCCTTGAACGTAACTTTCCAGTGCGCCCAGCGTAGTGTTGTACCTCACTAAGCCGTTTGCGCCTGTAGGACGCTGTGCCGTAGTGCCGTTTGCGACCTTGATTGCGCCGGTTCCAGCCATATCAATGTCAGCTGCTGGTGCTGTTGTGTCGCTAGTTCCTCCGCCAACTCGGAACGAATCTGCAACAACCAGCTTGCCGCCCGTCGTCAAGGACATTGCGCCTTGAGCGTCACTATGGTTGTGGTGTCCCCACCAAAAACCTCTATCAGCGTCGTCGTTGAACTGGAACGTCATTGCATAGTCGTTTAGCGCTCCAAACGACATGGCATCGTCCATTCCTATCGCATAAGCGCTGCTACCCCATAGCCTTAACTTGTCTCGGGTTGCAGACGAAGCGAATTGAATTTGCCCGCCAGATCCCATAGCAAGATCGGCGTTGATTGTCACATCACCGCTAAATGCGCCAGTTGTTGCGCTCAGCGCGTTGTTGGCTTGGAAGAAGCTGGAAGCGTGAACGCCGTCAACAGTGTCAGCGTCTAAACCGCTGCCGCTGCCGTCGTTTCCTGCGTGCCAAACCTTGCTGCCGTCAATAACGACATCCCCGGAAAACGGAACCTTGAAACGTGCATTGCTCAGATCCTTATTGCCTGAACCGTCAACCGGAACGCTTAGATACTGGGCGCTTCCGTCAAATTGTGCCGGATATTTATCTTGAGCAGAGCCCCGATAATCGTCAATCCAAAAGACAAACCTGTCAGTGCTGCTTGCGTTATCAGTAATTTTGAAGAAAAAATCAATATAGTCACTTTGAGGCTGCTGAGCGTAAATGCTTGCACTGTCGTTATTTAGCGTCCACTTAAACGCACCAGCAGCAGTTGGGAAGGTGCCGTTTGTGTCATAAAAGACAAGGTTGGCGCTGCTCTCAAGCTGAATGTTGTCAGGCGTCTTGATTGTCCCGCTGGCTGACCGAAACTCCAAGTCAGTGCTATTTGCGGTTTCAATCAAACCGCTGGTGTGCAGCCTTATGCGATCAGCGTCATTGGTGCCGTGGATTGAAACGTAATCGTTTTCAGCGTTGTCATCCGAAGGGACCAGGTGCAGAACGCCTTCGTTTGTTTCGCTGTTGCTTGTTTCATGCAGAATGTATCCAGGATCATTGCTGTTATTGGGGCTGCTGAAATAGATATATTTTTTGTCGGTAGTTGTATCAGAAAAACTGTCGGCAATCTTCGCAGTTTGGCTTTCGCAGTACAGCGACATAGTGATGTCGGTGTCTGTGCTGTGCGAAACCGTTAGCGCGTCGCTACTTCCTGAGGTGGGAACATCCTTGCCCACCTCAACAACATCACCGCCATCCGTTTTGGTGAAGAGCCCCCCGTCAGTTGTGTTGACGAGAAGCTCTGCCGTTTGGCTGAAATCACCAGCTACAGGATTGCCGGTGCCGCGCTTGTGCCGGATGACGTTGCTCATCTAATTACCCTCAGAAGGTGCCGCCGTCAATATCGAAGCCGGAAACAGCTCCGTTCTCAAGGAACGTCACCAGATCGCTCAATGCAACCTGAACCATCGTTCCAGCGTCGTTGATAACCATCCGGTCAGCAGTTGCCAGCGTGGTTGCGGTGGCAGAAGTGCTGCCGTCAACAATGTTCAGCTCAGCAGTGCTAACTGTTGCACCATCAAGGATTGCAACCTCGGTGGAGGTGAGTGCAGCCAGCGCAGTTGCAGCGCCGGTTTGCATCCCCGACAGCGTGGTCAAATCGGCGTCGTAAGCCTGAACGTTGTGGCCGATTACAAGCCCAAGCGCACTGCGAGCACCAGAAGCAGTGGTTGCTCCAGTGCCGCCGTCGCTGAGTGCAAGCGTTCCAGTAATGGACGACGCACTCAGATTGACAGCAAGCTCCGCGCCGTTCCCTTCGGTGACGATGCCACCGTCTGCCTTGAGATCAACGCTGAACGTGGTCTGAGTCAGATCAAGACCAGCACCAGCCGAATAGGTGGTGTTGGTGTCAGCAGCAGCAATCGTGATGCTGCCGCCACCGTTGGTGATCGTGACGTTAGAACCAGCGGTAAGAGTCGCTTTGCTTAGCGTGTTGCCGGTGCTGTTACCGATCAGCAGCTGACCATTGGTGTAGCTGGTCTGCCCAGTGCCGCCCTTGTTGACCGCAATAGTGCTTGCGGACCAGGTGCCGGAGGTCAGTGTGCCGACGCTAGTAAGAGAGCTGCTAGTAACGCCAGAACCAAGAGTGCTCCCAGAAAGAACGCTCGTTCCATTGATGTAATACGCCTTTTGAGCAGCAAGATCAATGTGCTCGCTGGAAGTCCAAGCGTCGGTCGAGTTGACCCAGTTCCAGGTGTGATCGGTGCTGCCCTTAAGGGTGATACCGCCACCATCGGCAGACTGGTCAGAGGGGCTAGCGGTAGAGCCCAGCTCGATGTTCTTGTCGTCAACCGAAATGGAGGTCGAATTTACGGTTGTGGTGGTGCCATTAACGGTGAGGTTGCCGCTGATGGTCAGGTTGCTGCTAACCGTGCCACCACTAATTGGCAGATAGCTGCTGCTCAGATCAGGGATGTCGCCAGCAACAAGGTCACGGAAAACAGGAGTGCCGTTCTGACTAGCTGGTGCGGCAAAAACACGACCCGCAGTTTGGCTAGAAAGCGAACCCGTAAGGGTTCCGCTGGTGGTAACAGGGCTGCCTGTAACAGTGAAAAGGCCCTGAGGCAGGCTTAATCCAACACTGGTAACCGTGCCAGTACCAAAGCTTGCTAGCTCATCCTGGACGTAGGCAGTAGTTGCAACCTTGGTGCTGTCGTCACCCGCAGAAGGAGTGGTCGCCGTGGCGCTGCTGCCAAGCGCAACCGTGCCAGAAAACGTCTTGTTGCCGCTGATCGTCTGAGTGCTGCTCAGCGTTGTGAACGCACCAGAGCCGCCAATCGCAAGGATCGTTGTGGCTGAACCACCGGCACCGCCAGTGCCTTCGCCGTAATAAAGAGTGTCGTCCTGTTCGTTGAACGCGAGTTCCGCGTTCTCAAGTGAAGAGGGCGCCCCTGCTGCTCCACCAGCTGCACGACGCTTAATGCGAACGGTGTTGGCCATGTCAGAAGTTGCCCCCGTCAGTCAGGGTAGAAGTGGTCCAGGTGGCGTCAGCCTTGTACTCGGTGCCGTCGTAGTACACGACGCTTCCCGACACTTTAGCCGCGCCGTTCACTTGGGCCAATCCAGACGCCCCAGCTGTGACAGCCTCTACCGTTGCGACCTTTGAGCTTGCAACGTCAACCGTCGTCCCGCTTTCAGATACTGAAACGGTCGAGTTTTGGGCTGTTACGTTGACGCTTGTCATCGTGTGTAGCCCTGCGCCACAAAGATGATGCCTTCTAAGTAATACTCCTTAAGCCCATTTGGGTCAGTTAGAAGTACGTCGTAGTACAGCTCGTCAATAAAGTTGACGGTGTCCTCATCCGACAGAGCAATTTTGACGGACCCAGCAGACCGATCGGTGTAGGTGACTGCGAAGTCAGCGTATTTGGTGGTGCGGGCCTCGTTCCAGACTTGGGAGGTGACGGTCCAGCTAGTCAGGTCAATGGCTGCATCGTTCGCATCCTTGAAAACCAGCGCCAGCTCGTGGTCGGCTCCGCGCTGCACCGTGAAGTTATAGGTTCCGGGTGAAATGGCCATAACTCACCTCCCGCCTCAGTGTAAGGGCGCTAGGCCTGCTCAGGCCAAGGCGTGATGAACGGCTCGGGGTTGGGTTCCGACGCTCCAGTTGCCTCGACGTACACCGTGGGAGAGTTGGTCAGCAAAGCAACCAGCTCTTCGGTGGTGGTGCAGGCGTTGATTTCACCTTCGCGGGTGCCGCTGGTGGTGCGTACAGCTTCGCGGTAGGCCAAGACATCAGCCGGAATGGCGGTGTCAGTTTCAGCCTTGCGGGTGACGTACCAGTCAGACGGTGCAAGCAGGCTGCCAGCGATCTCTTTCTGCTTGGCAACCCAAGCGGTCTTCAAACCTTTGTTGATGATCTGAACGCCGTCGTCGTCAAGCACGGGCTCGCCGTCTTGATCAACAGCGGGCTCATCCTCAAGACGCTTGGGGTTGCCTTCGCCCCAGTAAAACCGCTGATCAACCGGAGCAGGATCTGCTTCCCAAGTAATGCCGATTGCTGCCTTCTCATCCTCGCTGGCAAGGCGCAGCCAGTTGGACGGGTATTGAACGCCGTTGGCGTCGGTAAAAGGTCGCCCAACTTGAAGAGGCTGACCGTTGATTAGGAATCCCATGATCAGATGGTAGTGGTGGAAAGTGCCCGTTTCATAGGTCAGCGGGCGGTAGCGGGCGAAACACCGTCCCCGCCAAATGGGTGGGAAGCAAATGCGGCGTAAATGTAAGTATTGCTGTTTC